GGGGGGGTATATATGGAAAAATATTTTTCACAATCACTTTAACTTAATAGCAAGCCATAGCAATAACAACAATGCTATACCACTAACTATGACTACCTCAATAGGACATATAGGAATCGAACCTACGTTATACTCGAGACATAACCCACTTGCCCTTACACACTAAGCTGTTAGTACACCGCTGTTTTACTCACTAACTACTCGACCCTTTAATAGTAGCCACTTAGCTATTCAATTGAAACAGAGTAGCAGGGAATCGAACCCCACACAGTCGTGACCTGTACTTCCTCCAATTACTCTAACCTCATACCTTAGCAACCATGCACAGTTGCCCACAATATGATTCAGCATAGTTGTGCCATTAGACACTTTACATGTGGACTATACACCACACATCACTTGGACTGGACTTGCACCAGCATTCCTTAGCTCAAGGCGCTACCTCTTACTATTATCTATATCAAGTGTTATTATATGCTTTCAGCTTCTATGACGTACTAACATATAATAAATAAAGGAGAACTAGGACAACTGGAATCGAACCAGTACCAGATTGCGACTCTGACTACCACATACCAATTTGGCTATATCCTATAAATACAAAGGGCTGTTAGTTGGCGACACTCATTTAACTAAGGCATTCCCGTCACCTTGCACCCTCTGCTTAGGCTGTCAACTCTATAACATTTAAGTACCGTCAATCAGTACACCTATTCTTTTAATTCAAAACGTTTAATACTCCAGCCACTACCAATAAGATAGATGTAAATACACTTAGTATAATAGCTAGATAGTCATGGCGATAGTACCACTCTTTAAAGTTTGTAACTGAACCTACACCATATAAAATGCCAAGAATAACCAAGGCAATATTAATTACAATCATTGTCTATTCTCCTCAAGTTATCCAAATACACTTATAAATAATACTACACTAATTAATAAGCATATTAGTGATTCTTTATATTCTTCTTTGTACCAATTAGCAAACATAGATATCAAGAACCATATTGACAATAATACAGTCATAATATTAATTACAATCATTTATTTATCCTGACTTTCTACATAGAGTAAGATACAGAACGCGTCAGCCATGTCATCATTGATATCATTATCAGGTACTATATTATAGCTTTTAAGTATCTCAATGCTTTGTACTTTTCGCAATGCACTCTTACCTTTGATTAAGTGATAACCGCACCATTTAGAATTTGGAATATCAACATAGCCAATGTTATGACGGTTACGCATGACTCCTAAGAATGAACCGTTAGCTCTAATCAATGAGATGTTACCCTTAGACTTGAACGTGATGATAGGTTCTTCAATATAAATAAAGTAGTCAAATAAGTTATAATGCTCAATAATTTCTGTTATACCGTCAGCAATTATCTTTGCACGTTCCAAAGGATCTTTACTTTTACCACCTGCTATTGAACCAACTACATACTCGTTTGTTAAAGGATTACGAAATGCATAACCAGTATTAGAAGTACTAAAGTCAATAGCTAATGCTTTGCTCATAAATCAGAACTCAATTCAACATAAAGTTCTTTGCTTAGTTCGCCAATATCAAATAAGTGTTTAACATAGTGTTCGTACTCAATCGGAGTTAATACTTCTTTTTGTGATAAAATATGTTCTTTATTCATTTCTTTATTCTCCCTTAAAAATTAAAGCTGTATCAAGATTAATCAAACCACATTCAACAGCGTTAAGTAAGAACTCGTTAAAGTCAACTTCTGACAATGTTTCTTGCTTAAATAATAGCTGCTCTTCTGTCATTTGCTTTCCTCTCTCAACTTGATATACTTATTATAGCATATCCACTTTTCAGGTTTGGTTTATCCTGTGTTATGTAAGATATGCTTGACTTTGTAGGTATTTTGTGTTATACTCTTTATAGGAGGTAATTATGGCTAGAGATAAATATTTAATGTACTTACGACAGCAGGAATACAAGAAGCGTATTAAAATTAAAGTAGATAACACAAGAGCTAGAATGAACAGAGAATACATGAATCAGCCAGAAGTAGACAAGGAAACATTAGAACTATGGAACAATCAGCCAGCAATACATTTTGATTTAGGAGAAAATAAATAAATTATATTAAAAAAAGAAATTGCCACCTTAGTGGCTTTTTGTTTCACGCTTGACCGAAATTTGACTAGAAGTGGCAGAATGTAAGTGCATTGAGTGTCCTGTTTGTAAAGTATGGTATCAGTAAGCACAATTAGCTTATTGTTTGTAAGATTTCTAAAGGAATTCCGGAGTGTTTGATGTACTGGAATTGTAATTAAATTTTCGGTATCAGCACCTATTGGTAAAGAAAACGAAACAAATGCTTATAAACCGCGTAGTTATCAACAAAATAGGGATAAAAACTTAGTAAATATCTTGAATATTAAAAAATGCAATATGGTATAATAGAAGTATAGAAAAAAAGGAGATACAAACTAATGGAAGATAAAGAATTTTTGATTAAAAAAGTAGAAATACTAGAATCAGCAATCAAACAAATAGCAGTAATTCAATACGAGCTAAGCAAAAAGCTAGGAGAATTAGAGGGAACAGAATATTTTACATAACATAGGATAACTCAAAGTGTAAAATACAATATGTTAAAATATAAGTATATAATAGTTGACAAGTGAAAATGTCTATGTTATTATTATCTATGTAATTGAATATATAACCCATAGGCGGTTGAGGTACGAAAGTATAGCGATGTGATAAACATCAAAACGAGCTGAGTAAGCTATGAAGTCGAGAATACCTGATTACATAAACCCCATGTAACTCTATAAGAGATAGGTATTTAAGTTTAAGGTGTCTTAGTTTTATACTATTTGAAAGCCGTTGTTTGACTTACTTACTGAAATTGCAGTATTTACTGACAGGTTGTGCTGATTAGTTTATGCCAATTCACAGCATGTAAAATTAAATGAGCGGAGTAATTACACTAAATTAGAGCTTACGACAAATAACAAATTAACTTTCAAGCAAGAATCTCTAGTAATTACTTGACGGGGGGAAAAACTTAATGTTTGACAAATACAAAAAGAAATGATAAGATATAAATATAATAAAGGAGAAACAAAAAATGAAAAATAAATGTATTAAGTGTCAGCAAATAAGAAAAGCAAGTGGTGTAAGTTATTTAAAATGCTGTAAATGCAAACAAAAAGCTAGTGATGAAAGAAAGAAAAATAAAAAGAATAAAAGCGAAATGGCTAAAACTAATGAGGAACTAAGAAAAATATCTAAACGATTAAATCAAGATAGTATAAACAAATTCATAAAAGAAAGAAATGGAATTAAGTCTTGACAAATATAAAATAATTTGATACTATGGTATAATAAAAGGAGAAAATATGAAATTTTATTATGTAGCATTAACAATTAACCCAGAACAACCCGTTAAAACTTTAGGAGGTAGGAAATTAGCTTATTATAATAAGCTCTATCAAGCGGTATATCAATGCGAGGCTTTAAATAATAGCTTTGTTGCTTGGAAAGATTATATAAACAAAGAGACAAGAGAAAGTCCTTATAAAGTTTATTGCGTAGAGTCAGAGCCAACGGAGGTAACTAGTGACTAGCCTATTGCTTATGGCTACATATTTATGAACTTAATAGATTTAAGGCTTGACTTTTCAAGTCTTTTTTGTTATTATATACTAAAGGAGAAAAAAAGTGACCAATATATTTGAAAAAGTACAGACAGCTAAAGAACTTAAAGAATCAGAAGACTTTTCAGGCGGTTTGCTTTGGAATGTACAAGATATTTTGCCTAAAGGTTCACTCGGTCTTATAACAGGTAGTGAGAAGAGTATGAAGTCATCACTAGCTCAAGATTTAGCGCAGGCAATGGCACTAGGAGAGCCGTTCGCTGGCAGAGAAACAACTAAAACTAACGTGTTATTTATTCAGAACGAGAATAGCAGACTGACAGAACATCAACGCTTGAAAGCTTCAAGAAGAGATAGTCCTGATAACTTATATTTCTTACACGGCGGAGCTTTCAAACTTGATACATGGAAATATGACAGCCAAGGGAAAAAGCACAATGTAGGGCTTAGAGAGCTATATAACTTCATACTAGAAAAAGACATTGGACTTGTTATCTTAGACCCTCTTAAAGACTTGTTAGAAGACAATGATATAATCAACGCAAACCAACCAATGGCAGAAGTCCTAAGAGGAATCACTAGCCTTAGAAATACTTTAGACATGAAGCACGACAAGTATGTGACGTTTATGATTGTGGCACATGCTAGAAAACAGGCCGGAGAGCAATCTTTAACAGAGCGTGATTTTCGTATCATTCCGAGCCATATATTAGGTGCTACGACTATTCCTTCTTGGTACGAGGTTGCCTTTACTATGTCGCCTAAAATTAATAGTAAGACTAAAAACAGATATTCTATCATGAAAGTATTTGCTCGAAACTTTGCTTTCAATAATGAAATTCTTTGGGGTTATGTTGGTTCAGCTTTTACATCAATCGAACAAGATAAAAAAGAACCTGATAGCGAACTAATTGAAGAAGTCAAACAGGAAACTCCAATCGAAACGACGAAAGAATCGGCACTGGCTTTCTTAGACTTAGCTAAAGAGCAAGGAAAGGTAACAGAAAATGATTAATTATGAGAACAAAGCGATTAAGTTACATGCTGAAGTGTATGGCTGGTTATATCGTGCATTAGAAGAAATGATAAAAGCAGAATGGCATAATGATGAACTTTTTAAAGTATGGCTAGGTCGTGCTGAATTTCTAGTCAGACAGTCTAAGGAATTGCATACAGCTTGCGAAAACGAATATTCTAAGCGTGCATTAATTAGAGCCTTGCAATTAAAAGCAGAAATAAATAAAAAAATATCATCTAATGTTTGACAAAGTAAAAGTAATTTGATAAAATAATATATATAGAAATAAAGGAGGACTAACAAATGGTAGTTAAACTAACAAAAGAACAAGCTGATTATCTTAAAACATTTGGGACAGATAAAAGCAAAGCATTTTATTATATTTCTCGTTGGGGTTGGAACTATCCTCTTGAAGACGGTTATGAAAAAGTTTATGGAACAACAAAAGAACAACCGTTTGAACAATTCAATGAAAAAGAAAAAATGTTAGACGCTGTTATTAACGGTTATGAAGTCATTGTACCTAAATTTAAATTTTATAACTTCTCTGATAGTAGCGGAGGAACTGCATTATATTATGCTGGAGAAGAAGAACTAACTAGTGATAAAGAATTTGCAAAAGAGGTTGAAGAAGATAGCGAAGAATATGTAGCTTTGAAACTTTTAGGCTTCATTAAAGGAGAAGTATGATAACATCTTTTGAAGAACTAGCTGAAAGGCGATTAATAACTCTTAATTATCATAAAAAGGGAAGTCCACAGTACATCAACAGCTTGAATTATTTTGAATATGCTAGAATGTACTTCGAGAAAAATGGTTTTCCAGAAGATAACAGGCGAGTTTATCAAAGTGGCAAACGAAAAGGTCAAAAGGTTGGCTGGTCTGATAAAGAGGAAAAACAGCAAAAAGAAGATATTAGGAATTTCATATATGGAAAGCAACTACAAAAGTTTAAAAGCCAGAGAAAAAGCAAGTAAACATTATGCCAGAAACGTCAGGAAGTTGTCTAAAGAGCTCGAAGAAATGAACGAAACAAAGTATAGAGTGGAGCCTAACGAGTGCTTATATGGCTTGATAAATGACTTGTGGAACTATCGGGAAAAAGGTCACATCTTACCAATGCTTAAATATAATATCGAAATTACAAGACAAGGCGATGTATTCATCATAGAAAGAGTAGAAAATGGAAACAATTAATATTAAATTTGATGAAGAACAGCTTGAAGAAGTTGTGAAAAAAGTTACTGAAGAACTTAAAAGCCAAGGTTGGAAAGAAGAGATTGTCGAATGAGCGAAGTTGAAACTTTTGTTAAAATTGATGGTTTTGAGAAATATGAAATATCTAATCTAGGTAAAGTTAGAAATATAAAAAGTTCACGAGGCTTCAAATGGAGGAGAAAATGAGCGTATTTGAACAGCTTAATGCAATTAATGTAAATAGTAAAATTGAACAAAAAAAGACAGGAAAAACTTCTCTAAGTTATCTATCTTGGTCTTGGGCTTGGGCTGAATTTAAAAAAGTTTGTCCTACTGCTACTTACGAGATTAAAAAATTTGATGACGGCAAAGGGAAACTAGTTCCATATCTATATGATAATTCTTTAGGCATTATGGTATTTACTTCTGTTACAGTTGATGGTATTACACATGAAATGTGGCTTCCTGTAATGGACGGAGCTAACAAGGCAATGAAGTTTGATTCTTATACTTATAAGACTAAGTTCGGAGAAAAAACAGTTGAACCAGCTTCAATGTTTGATGTAAATAAAACCATTATGCGTTGTTTAGTTAAAAATCTAGCTATGTTCGGACTTGGCCTATACATATATTCAGGCGAAGACCTTCCTGACTTGACAGAAGAACAGAAACTGTTGGAAGCTGAAAAGCAACGTCTTAGAGAGATTCAACCAGCGCTAAACCGAGCTGAAGAACTTGGATATCCTAATATGGAACTACTCAAAACAAAGACAAAAAAAGAAATCTTTGACATCATGACAATTTGGAAAGCAACAGAGGGAAAATAAAAAATGGCAATCATCACAGTAACAGCACAAGCGAACGAAAAGAATACACGTACAGTAAACACAGCAAAAGGCGACAAGAAAATTATTTCAGTCCCATTGTTTGAAAAAGAAAAAGGTTCTAATGTAAAAGTTGCATATGGTTCGGCTTTCTTGCCTGACTTCATTCAATTAGGCGACACAGTAACGATCAGCGGTCGTGTACAAGCTAAGGAATCAGGCGAATATGTAAATTATAACTTTGTTTTTCCTACGGTTGAAAAAGTATTTATCTATAATGATAATAATAGTCAATCACAAGCTAAACAAGACTTATTTGGTGGTTCTGAACCGATTGAAGTTGACACGGAAGATTTGCCTTTCTAGCGGGGAGTTGGTTTTATGTATACAGCAGAAGAGAGAGAGCAAATTATCGATATTGTGGATAAAATGAGCTTACTAAGACAAGACTTTGACGGGGCTTTCACTTGGATCAAGGAAAATGTATCAATGCCATTTGACTTTGACGGGGAACAGCAATTTATATCAGACTTGAAACAACTAGTTAAAATTAATGCTTTGAAGTTTGGTAAAATATATGAAGGAGTATTAAATTGACAACATTAAGAGAAATACACAAAAAACTTAAAATCAAACAAACGCTTGACAACTACGTACGAAACACAAATAAAAAATACAAGCATAATCTTGTAGCTGATGAAATTCTTGGCGAGGGTTTAGCTAAACTGATTGAGCTTAATACACAAGGCAAACTTGGACGACATGCACAGCAAATTGCTTATATCAATCATAACTTGAGCTTACAGCGTCAAAAAGAGCAACTGGAACAAGCTAACGAACGACTTGCTAAACGTGCCGAAAAGGCCCAAAAATTGCTTGATACGGAACTTCTGAAAGATAGCTACATCGAAACGCTGGAAATGTTTAGTAAATTCAACGCTGTTAAACCTAGCTTATTTGGCGAACTTGAAACACCTGATAAAGTGATTGAGTTCATGGAAAAGAACGGTGTGAAGCAAGGCAAATGGCTACGTCCTGAAGGAGTTGACGCTTGGTTCAAAGAGCGAATCATTTGGTTCAAGAATAAATTGAAATAACAATAACATCATATAAGACTTTAGGCTTGACGGCTTAGAGTTTTTTTGGTATAATAATCTAAACAAATGAAAGAGGTAAAAATAATGGAACTAATTGAATGCCAAACCTGTGGCGCTCACTCAATGACTAATGGTAAATGTGATTATTGCTTGACAATTAAAAAGAAATAGCTTATAATAGTATATAATTAAACTAGAAAGGTAACAATGAAAAGAAAATATTTTAATGATAAAAGATATTGCCATTGCTTCGATATACCAACGAGTGACGGTTTAGGAGTTTGCAAAGTTTGCAGAGGATATACAAACATCTGTTATAGTTGCAATCGCTGTTTACACTGCTGGTATACATCACAGATTGAACTATTTACCGAATATGATGAACTTAAGTTGCTGGAACTTATAGAAAAATGGAATAAATTTTACCAAACTAGAAAGACAAAAAACAGTTAATTCTTGACAAAGGAAAAGCAATTTGATAGAATGTAATTATGAAAGAGGTGCAAAGATGACAACCGAAGAAATAGTGCAAAACTATCAAGTGAAATTGATAGACTATTCCATTGGTCAAGTCGTTTACATCAAGAACAATTGCAATTTGTCAGTAAATACCCTAAAGTAATGGAAAAATATAGACAGGCGAACTAAGGAGAACAAAATGAAAGATACAGTAAAAACTTTAATGATAGTTGCAGGTATAGGCTTTACACTTATCGCTATCACTTGGATAGGTATAATCGCAACGTTGCTTATTGCATGGATTGGAGGAATTATCTAATGAACTTAAAAGAAAATCGGCACTATGCCAACGAATATGGTGTGGAACTTAACGAATACTTGAAGCATAATTTTAACTATGAAGAGCTTGTGGGTTGGTATACAATGCAGGTATTGAAGTATCTAGTAAGAGCTGGCAAGAAAGAGGGCGAGAGCTACGACAAAGACCGTAACAAGGCTCTAGACTATGCAGGAGAACTAGCTAGCTTAAGTAACGAGAATGAGCTTACAGAGTACACTACTGACGACATTATGGGCTTTATACAAGGTATAGCTGATGATTTCAAACAATGGAAAGGCGAATAAAATGACAGAAAAAATTATTATCTCTAAAGAGTTGAACGAATGGTTAGAAGAACATCAAACGTTAGATACTGATGACACAATATATAGTAAACGTTTTGGCAGAGAAATTTTCGACAAATTGTTTGAAGAAGTAGAAGTTAGCGATACAAAGAAATATAAAGATATTTTAGAAGTATTTGGATTAAGTGGGTATACTAAAGCAGTTCACTTATGGTTATTGTTGAACCGTGATAAATGGGAAGTAGAAGAAGATGAGTTATTTTATATCTGTATTCCAGAGCCTCATGATAGAAACGGCTATTTGGCAAAAGATATTGGACTGGAATTTTTCCTTAAAGCGCCTAATCAAAAACGTTATTTTTGGACACAAGAAGAAATTGATAAACATGAAGTAGCTAAGCATTTACAACATTTTAAAAGGAAAGTAGAATAATGAAAGTAAAAAGAGTTTATGCTTGACAGTATGAACTTTTTTTGATATTATAGTCTTATAGAAATGAAGGAGAACAAAACAATGATAGTATTAACAACTAGAAAACAACAAATCGTCAACGAATATGGAATCAATACAACTTTCACAGAAGAACAAATGAAAGATATTTGCATTTTATTGAAGAGGTTTAAAGTTTATTCTTGACAGACATAAGATAATTTGATACTATTGTCTTATAGAAAGGTGGTTAAAGAATGGCAATGCGAAAGGATAGGGAAATAATAGCTTATAACCCTATTACAGAAGAAGAACTACACTTTAGTTGTAAAGCTCAATGTGCTAAGTATTTTGGACTTAAAGCTAATACGGTCATCAAGTGGTTTGATATTGGTAGACCTATAATTGAACTGCTAAGAGAGCAAGATAACAAGCAGGCGGCAATTGAAAAGCAAGACAAGCTAAAAGGCTTTGAATTATTTACGATAAATGAATGGAGTGTTTTTGATAATTAATTACGAAGACACGAAAATAGAAAGTTTTGGTGAAAAAATAAATGAAATTATTTAACAGAAAACCTAAGGATAAAATTAAAGTAGCAACAGCATTTACATTAAAAGGATTAACAAAACAAGTAATTCAATTAGAACAAAAAGGGTTTATTAAACAAGGAGAAATCCAAAGTGATATGTTTGAAGGAACGATTATAGCTTATAAGCAAGCAATGATTAAGAAAGCTAGTGAATAATATGTGTAAGAAACGCAAATACACAAAAATGGGCGCTTTATATTCAATAGCAAATGCCCAGCATAATAAAAAGAAAGCTGGTAAGATACCAGTTAGAGCTTATCACTGTAAGTGGTGCAATTTATATCACTTATCAAGTCAGCAAAGGCTAAACATCAAGACAGGAGTAATTGGATAATGAAAGACGAATTTACATACTACACAGTATCTTGGATATTGGAAAAAGAAATTAAAACACGTAAGTTTTATGATAAAAAAGAAGCTATGGAATGGTTTGAATCACTTCCAGAGGAACAAAAACAAGAAGTTAAAAAGCATACTGAAATTATAGAGGTTATAGCATAATGACAAATCAAGAATTGTATGAAAGAATTAATAGCGTGCTAAAAGAGCAAGGTGTCGGAATAAGTCAGTTTGAATCAAAAGTTAAAGCTGAAACAGGTAAATATCCTAACTTAAAAATGACTAAATCACGCTTGAGTTTACCGAATACCGTAGCATTCCCTTATCTTACTATGTTTTTTAATGATGATGAAATGCACGAGCTTACACTTAAAAAGATTGATAGCGTAGGAGATAACGGAGAAGCGTTTGATTTACTAGATGAGTTATTGTCTAGCTTAGAGCCAAGTAAAGAGTATCTGTATAAGCAACGATTAAAGCGTAAAATGCAAAGGGAGGTAATGAGATAATATTGCACAAGTATACAAGTCAGATTAATAGTTCAAAATATCCACGGTCAACAGCTAGAAAGATTGCTAACGACTTGAACAAAAAAGACCCTTTTAATAATTATCTAGTCAGCTTTGAACTTGGTTCTAAACGGTATATTATTGAAAAATTTGAAATTAGAGGAATGAATAGATGAAACGTTTTTTTATAGAAGAAGATGACAACGGCAAAGAGATTAAGCGAAAACTCACAACTTTTGCTAATGATGATTTAACACAGCTTTCAGATGATGAACTAGAAACATTATATTATGAGTCATCAGCTCAATTTTTAGCTAAAGCAATGCACTTTATAAAGATCGAGAACGAACTATTTTCAAGAAAGAATGTAACTGTAAGTGGTGAAATTCTAATAAATGCTGGCAATAATATTATTGAAGCCATTAAGCAGGTAAGCAATTAAAACATAGAAAAGAGCATGGCATGAAATATGAGATTTGGTATAGCGCAATAGACGGCGATTATTATAAAACAAGCGACACGCTAGAAGAAGCAAATAATGATTTTGCGTTTGTATTAACAATGTATAGGCTTGTTCCTTTATTTGAAATGCGTTTAATTGAAATTGATTCACAGGGCGAATATAAAGTTATTAAGTCATTTAAAAATATGAAAGCAAATAATAAAGACATAGCTATGGCGAAAGCATATTATAATTCACGTACACATAAAGGAGAATAATTATCTTTATTTTAACAGACGATACAATTAGAAGTATTGCACTAATTCAGCAAGCTCATAAAAGGGCAAATAACAACTTTAATGATGTTGTGGCACAATTATATCAACAAGAGTTTAAAACGCAAGAGAAAGCAAAATATGAGCATATAAGGCAAGCTAAGGAGAAAGCAATTGAAGAATAACAAGTTATTGTTGGGTTATGAAATAACAAAAGTAACCAAATAAACAAAATAAATTAATTAAAAATAGAAAGTAGGTATATCCTCTTTAAAATATGCTCAATTACAAAAGAAAAACAGCTATAAAGCTGTCTTTTTTTATATTAACGGAATTTTTTAAGTGCTTCGTTAGATTTTCCGAGCGATGTACGATTCGCTTTGCCGAAATCGACCACCATTTCTTTCATAACGTTATCAGCTAGAATTGCTTTTCGTTCATCATTAGTGATTTTACTTTCTTTTCCTGTTGCTACATTAAGGATATAAAGTTGTTTATTAGAACCGTCTGAATAAATTGCAAACATTTTGTATTTCCTCTTTTCTGTATTTGTATTTGTATTTGTATTTCGCCCTGTAATGCGTTTGTTTAGTTCTGTGATAAAGTATGAACGACAGCTTTCTATTGTTCCTCCATGTACTTCTACGGAGCGTCTAGGGCATGAAGTAGCTGATAGTTCTTGGTGTAACTTTACAGTATCGTGATTAGGCGTTAGTCCCCACTGTTTCATGTACTTAGCTACGTCATCTAGTACCGCCTGTTCATTCCTCAAGAACTGACTTAAATCGCCCTCTGATTGGCACACTTCCCAACTAGCATAATTTGCATTACCGTATGAGTTAGCACAATGCCATGCCATATTAGAGAAATCAGAAGCCTGCAATCGTCCATCTGAAGCGATATAAACGTGTGCAAAGCCATTTTCTGGATCGTGATTAGGTAACCAACTTTTATAGAAACCAGTGTTAGCGCCATTTGACCCAGCGTCATTGTGAATTACAACCCCAGTAGGATTATAACCACGTACCCCAGCATTAGTTATATTCATTCTTTTTTATCCTCCGTTTGTTCTTCCTCTACTTCAGGAATACTTACACCATTCTTTTTGATAAGTTTAACCAAACCGTCGAACATAGGACTGATTTTTGCAATCAAATAAATAAATTGACCTACAAAGTATAGCAAACCTACATTAATCACAGTTTTAGCAATATCAGAAGTTGAGGGTGTTTGCGTAAAGAAGAAAACTGCATATAAAACCCACAGAGAGAATATCACAGTTAAGTCAATTACAAGTCTACGATTGAAAGGTGGGTTCATCGCTTCTCTATCTTTAACCCATGTAGCAAATAAAATCGCTAAAATTAAGATAGTTATTAAAATCATTTTCGTTACCATTATGTTTCGCTTTCTATTGGAAATATGTCCCTACGACAGCGCCATAGTTACCTGAACCAGCAGAGTAACTCCATACGCTTATCGCACCGTTAGTATCTATTTGTAGTTCCATTGGTTTATTGTTGTTATTTGTACGTTGTGTTGTCATTTCAAATTGAATGTTATCAGTTGGTCTTACTTCTGGTGGCAAACTTCCGACAACTTTTGTAGAATTTGCTTTAAAGGCACCCCAGTTTCCTGAACCACGTAAACAAATGCCACCGTTAATTTTTTTATATTGAAGAGTTGCACTAGCTACGTTTTGCATTGAAACGCTAGTCCACCCCTTGATATCTCCTTTGACTGTCAAGTCTTCAATTTTAGCTGTCTTTGTTGCTAATTCGTCCAATGTAGTTATTTGTTTTGGTATTTCAGAACTGATTACCCCTAAACCATCAGTCGTTCTGATATCAATCAAAACCTTTAGGACACCAGAACTATTATTTAAGTCGACATGGTTGCTATTATTTATAGTTTCAGCCGATAAACTTACAGGGTGTGCTGTTTGCGTTAAGTCGATATTTGCATGAATATAGTTTACAGAATTGCCCTTTAACGCTACCGTTTCGTTTAATAGTTCAAAATATCTACCTCCAGCAATAATTGAAGTATTAGTATATTGTACATTAAGAGCTGTATTTAACGGACTTGTCCAGTCTTTGCGCCTAATAGTTCCGTAGTCCATTCCTGTCAACATCATGTATAGCTTTCCGTCATTGTTTGAACCTACCGGAAACTCTGTACCATTCGGACTGAAAAATGTAAAGTTTTTAATTGTCATTTTTAACCTTTCTTGAAATTATCTTTGCTTTATCTAAAACCGGGTTATCAGTAATTGAAAGCTCTAATAATCTAAATTTTCTACCGCCATACGGATAACCTCCAATTGATACAAATTGACCTACTTCGTACAAGAGCGTAGTTTCGATTCTAAGCGTGTTTTTGCTATTATAGTATACTTTACCTGACAAAAGCTCTAAGTGGTCTTTACGAAGCTCTCTATGCCCTTTAAAGCTATCTATTCTATATTTGTCTCCGTAAGTAGCTACATACTCATATAACATTTGGTTTATCTCCACTTTCTACAAAAATAAGTCTATCATTAAACTCTGTTTTGACTCTATCTGCTATATATCCTGAATATAGTTTACCCTCATACCAAACATCAACTAAGTCATTAACGTATAAAGGCAAAAGTTCATTTTGGTTAAAGATTAATCTTGTGACGATTGTAGAGGGAGAAATTTCAGCCTTAATAGTAGACATATCAGGAGGGTTTCCGTGTTCATCTCTATCATAAAATAATGTTTTTGCTGTCCTTACATCTGGCAAGTCTGTTCCGTCTCCGCCATAAGTACTATAGTCAATGACATCTCCATTATTTTTTGCTGTGTACATTTTAGGAGGGTCTGTATAGTCGTCTGTTTCCTTATTCTTAACGAATACAACAGCGAAATTATAAGCCGAGCGTTCTACTATTGTTTCCGTGTCCTTTGTCACGTTTTGCTTAATATCTACCCTTGTTGTGATTCTATTTCTATTCCAGTTCCTAGAAGCGAAGTTAATGAATAACAAGTTCCTGGGGTCTGCTTCAGACGAAGCATGTTGAATTGTTGTAGTTGGTTGAAATTGAACCTTAGAAAATATCCTTTTAGCTACGTCATGAGCTGATGAAGTTTCTGCTTTTCGGTTAATTGTAGCCTTGCCAGCGAAAATACTTGAATTAAAGAAATAGCCATAACTCATTAAATTATTTTTACCAGGGTCAATTAAATAATCAATGATAGCGGAGTTTGTCGTTTTAGTTATTGCGTTTGGAACATCAAGGCTTTCAATCATTGCCCAAAAATAGTTCTTTAATGTAGCTTTATTACTTTCATCTACACTTGTAACAAGGTAAACTATATCCAAGTTCAGCTTTTTCTTTTGACCTAGAGCCTCCTCAATTGGAACAACCTCAGGAAAAAGAATTTGAACAATATCGCCAACTTCTACCGAAACGGTCAATGTAGCTGATGAAGTGTAGAGGTATCCTGTTTCCCACAGTTCATAGTTAATGACTTGACATCTTGCTTTTGGTATCGGCAACCCTCTTTTTTCTTTTTTGCCATTAGGAAGGTTAAAATCAGATATATTATAATAGTTCGGATTAAAGTTATCATAAATATTGGCCTCTAACATTAAACGAAGTCCGCCTTTCTCTTGATTTTAAACTCTGCCTTACTTAAATTGATTAGCTCCATTTGACCTTTTTCAATTATACGAGTTCTGTATCGCTCAAAGTCCATTACAGGGAATAAATTTAGAGCAGTTGTCCCCTTCCAACCTTGATAAGTTTCGTCATTTACATCTGTATTAATTAAAATATAGTCTTGCACCTCTTCAGTCTTAAATACAATTGCAGTATATTCATTTCCAATATCGTCTAAAAACCTAACTCCAGCAGGTGTTTTAGGTAGATGTGGATATAATATCCCAACAAAACTAAATATTTCGTCTTTTATATCCCAACGACTTAAACGGTCTATATCGCTTTCTCCATAATAAGTGTAAGAAGTTCCTTTGACATACTTATAGTATCCTGGTGCTGTTCCACCATAAATTTTAGACTTACCAGCGATAACTTTACCATTTTGAATCATGTCGAAAGTTAAGTTTTCGTAAGTATACCACTTTGTAATTATATCAAAAGTTATCTTTTCGCTGAAAGTACCATTTTTACCGTAACCCTCTGTCTTTGTGACATCTGCTAAAGTTAAATCGGCATATACCTGAAAAATCTCTGTTTGATATTCAAGTGTAACGAATTTTTGGTTAAGAATATCGTTTATGAAGTCTTTCATTAATTGATAATTTTCTTCTAAACTTTCGCCAAACGTTTCTAATTTAAACTCTATTTGTGGCTGTGTAATTGAGCGAGTTCCCATTACTCCAATACCATTACTTTGCCAAATGTTATTAGTTGATTGTAACCCTAAATTAGAGGGCTGGTAAAATCTAACTTTTCCATTTGTAACGTCCCAAACTTTATCGTCTGTTCCGTCTAAGTTGGTATGTATTTTGTACTGTCTTACCATTAAGCCCTCCCTAGGTCAAATTCTCGTCTGATTGCTCGTGCTAAGTTAGAAACATCTTGACCAGCACCACCTTGTACGTTAAATGTATTATATGTTCTATTGTCGTTTGATACGCTATTAGTGCTTAAACCGTAACCGCTAGAAGATAAGTTAAATTCTGGCAAACCTACTACCATAGAACCTTTGAACATTCCGCCAAGTTTCCCAGCGATACCATTAATAGCTCCTGATATTTTGTCAATCGTGCCTGTAACACCGCCTAGAACTCTGTCTATCGTGTCTTTAATTCCTCCGAATAACCCACTAAAGAAGCTACCAAGTCCGTCAAATACTCCTGTTATTGCGTTGTAAGCATTTGAAGCAAAACCTCCGAAAGCAGCGAATACTCCACTAACTGCACTTTTAGCACCATTAAATACTCCGCTAAAGAAACTACCTACTCCGCTGAATACACCTGAAATTCTTGACCAAGCACTTGAAGCAAAGCCACCTATGGCGCTAAATACTCCGCTAACAACGCTACGAACAGAATTGAATATACCGCTAAAGAAACCTGAAACTGCACTCCATATTGACCGAACTACTCCCCAAGCGCTAGAAGCAAAACTTCCGATTGCGCTAAATACTGACGAAACTACTGAACTAACAGCGTTAAATATACCACCAAAGAAACCTGATAGGCCTTTCCATGCACCAATGACTAATTGGTAAGCACCGCGAATAATAGCCAAGATAAGTTGAAAAGCTACATTAATAATTGATCCTATTAGGTTAAATATAGATTGATAAAAACTAATTAATGGTTGGAAAGTTGTGACGAACCAGTTATAAGCGCCTGTTACTGCACTAGCTATTGTAGCGAAAACATTAGTTATAATCGTCACTATTCCATTCCATAAGCCACTAAAAAATTCTGTTATTCCGTTCCATGTGGTTTTCGCACCCTCGACTGTGGAAGTCCATAACTCACTAAACCAAGTACCTAAACCAGTAAAGAACTGTTTAATAGCTTCAATTGACTGCGATAAGAAGTCTACAAAACTCTGCCACGCCTTTTTACCTGTTTCGGTTTGAGTGAAGAAATAAATCAAGCCAGCAACGACCGCTGCAATTGCCACAGCTATGGCAACAAATGGATTAGCAATAATTAAACCAAACAAGGCTTTTACTGGAACCATAGCATATTTCGCAACTGTTCCAATAGTTTTAAAAGCATTTATTACTCCTAATATACCTTTAGCTACCTTGAAAGTTGCAAATGCACTAGCAAGAACTACTAAAGTTCCTTTTAAGACTGACATAGCAGTTTCACTTTCACTAATTTTTTTCAGAAAATCAGCTATTTTTTTCGTAACTTCTGACAACTTTCCAGCAAATACAGCTATGCTCTTTGCTACGTTGTCTATGCTTGTTGCGTTTTTTGTTGTTTCTGTATTTATTCCAAGAAATGAATTTATGACGTTCGCTATAATAGAAACTATGGAACCAAATGCGCTTTTTATGTTATCCCAAGCCTCTAAAAACGCTAAAGTTGCTGCATTTTCTTGTAGTTTTTGAAACAAGTCTTGAAAATACTTAACTACATTTGCTACAGCTTTACCAGCACCTTTGCCCCAATCGTCCATTTTATCAATTAAAGCATTAATAACAGGTGTTAAAGCCTCAAGAGTAGGAACTAAGGCTTGTGATAAGTCTTCATTAAAACCAGACCAAGTGTCCCTTATAGTTTTTGTAGCACTGCCTGAACCGTCTGCTGCTTTTTGCATAGCTTTATCGAGCATCTCCATTGAGACAGCACCATCTGAAACAGCTTCATTGAATGAAGCATACTGCTTTAATTGCGGGTTCATTTGCATAACAGTATCTTTCAAAGAAGCACTAAGAGCGGTATTATTGTCAGTCAACTGATTAATATTTTCGGCAGTAACTTTTCCAGAAGCCGCCATCTGACCATAAGCTTGGGCGACACCTTTTAAGTTTTCTCCAGTACCACCAAACGCTTGGTTAGCTTTTACTAATGCTTCCGTTTTACTAACAGCTGACTTAGCACTATCCCCTAAACCAATGAACGTTGTTGAAAGTTTTAAAGTATCTTCACTATTTGCGTTTGTATCTCTAGCTAGCTTCTGCATAGAATTGCTTACATAGTCGAATTCTTTTCCATTACCCTTGAACTTCATTGTATTTTTCAAGGCAATCATGGCTTTCTGGGTGTCCATTGCGTCAGATATCCAGCCCCTTAAGCCATTACCAACAGCACTAACAGCACTTGAACCAATCTGTCTAAACACACCTACAGCAATTTCTCTAAGACCGCTAAAGCGTGACTTCATGCCATCAATTCCGCTATTAACGCCTTTAGTGTCCATTTTAGCGTCAATGTCCCAAGAGCCTGAATTAATAGCATCCTCGACTTGCTTTATTTCGCTCTCTAGCCTGTTAGCTTGTGTTTCTGCTGTCCCTAAATCTCTAGTAAGTTGTAGCCATTTCTTTTGACCTGCTGACGTACCTTTGTCAACCGTAGAAAGTTCTTCTTTTAATTTTGCTGCTTTGTCACGTGATAAGCCCAACTGCGTTTGTAAGTTCTTCTGCAATTGCGCCATTTTACTGGTATTTGTTGGGTCAAGTTTTAGAGCTTCACGTAAGTTTTTAGCTTCTCCTCTAAGCCCTGACATTGCGGTATTAACGCCTTTAAGTGAGTTCTCGAATTTCGTGGTATTACCATATATCTCGACCTCAAATGTTGCATTACTTGCCATTACATACCCTTTCTTTTACGCCTTTTCTCTTTTTCTTTTTCCTCTTTCTTCTTCTCTGCAATAAGTTCAATTATTTTATAAACAAGTTCTAATTCCATTTCCATGAACTGTGTTATATCAATTTCGTTATTGCCTAAAATAGTCAAAAGTTCTAAGGTTTTATTTTCCCTTACAGTATCTTTCTTTTTCTTAATCAATGAACTAGAAGAAAAGAAGACCATTTCGTCTTCCGTTTCCTCTTTTTCTTGAATAAAAACAGTTTTACAGAAGATATTAATTAACTCGTTAGTTGTAGGAAGCTCTGTTTTGTCGTCTAATGCGTTTTGCATTCCTCCGTTACAATCTACCCAAAGTATCAATAACTTGTCTGTAAAGCTCTCCATTTGCTCTGTAAAGTCATCAGGAATATATCCAGCGACAAAAGAATTTTGTAGGTCTGCAAAGTCTTTTAAATCTGTAATAAAGTCCGAACCAGTTAGTTCTAAGTATCTAATTGCATGTTTCAAAATCATTTACAGTCCTTTCAGCTCATTAAATTTCTTTCTGCCACAGTTCGACTAGTTCTTTAAGTCCTTTACCGTCAGTATCGAACTCAAAGCTAGAACGAAAGTCTGCAAAGTCGCTTTTTGCTTTTACAATGTTATCTTGAAAAAGAGCCAAGTATAGACCATATTGAACGAACTCCATTACATCAGTAATTTCTCCGTCTTCTTTTTTAAGCTCTGTATCCATTGCCTTTTGTTGCTGGAAAAGGTCTTTACCTGTAATCATTTTAAACTTACGTGCTGTGCTTAATTGTTTTGCCATTTTTTTGTATATATTCCTTTACTTAATTAATTTTTAGTCTTATGAATGGTCAGTTACTGAAACTCCTGAGTTAACATCTTGATATCCGTCAGCAGAGAACGTTACGAGATGGACACCGGGCGCAAGCTGGCCATTTGTTTCTACTTTTCCATTTGCGTCCTTAATCACTGATGTTACTTTTACAGTTCCACCCTTAGAATCTTTCAAAGTGTCAGGCACTACGATTGTTCCGTCATTTCCTCCACGTCTAGTAGTAGTTACATTAGGAATAACAGGAGCTACAAGTGTAACAGCACCAGTTAGAACTGTATCAGGTTGCATAATGAACAGTCCGCTTTCCATTTTCTTAGCAAAGTCTTTTGCTTGTTCTCCCCAAATTTCGTACTCAATAGCAGCTACATTTTTACCATTATTCAAATAAATGTCTGATTCAGTAGCTTGTACTGCCAACGTCCATTGGATAGGGTCGACACCGTCTACTGAATCTGTTTCTGATTCTTTCGTTGGTTCTGCTGTAGGTTTCAATTTAGGATAAACGACTACACGATAACCGTCAATAAATTCTCCTGTAACTTTATCACGTTTGCGCCCTTTAATTAGGTACTGAACACATTTTGTTTTCCAATTACCAGTAGGAGACCAACCCAAGCCATTTGCTGTTCTTTGTTGACCTAAAATATCTTCTTTAAGTGCTTGGTCTGTTTGAATGAATACCATTTCGCCTTGAAGTAAGGTAGCGCCTTTTTTAACTCCATGGTCTGGTACGTCATCAGCTGGATAGCTATTAGTTTCCGCTTGGTCTTCCATTTCGCCAACTGATACTAAACCAGTTACAATTTTATGGTTAGTGAACTCTGGTTTTCCGTTACTTCCCTTAGCCATATCAGCTACGATTAGAGCTTCATTACCAAAGAAAATCTCACGTGAGTTATAATCTAATTTCATTTTTTATTTTCCTTTTTATTTTTTTATGCAGTACGTTTCCAATAATATATTGTTGTTGAACCGATTACTGCTGAACCGATATTTTCCCATTTGCCTGTGGAATATCCTGATGATGAACTTGAAGTATTTGTGACTACTGAGCCAACTGGGTGCGCTTCAGCATAATCTATACCCATGACCGCAGGCTTGAGTAGGCCAGTAGCCCTATCAATTGATGCTAACCACATTGGTAACCATTTGTAATCAGAACTTTTCTTATTTGGTTTAATGCTATTACTAAACCCTACATACTTCGGATAATCATTTATTGTGACTTCACTAGCTGAGGGCATCCAAGGAGTTGCGATTGAACCCTCTTCCCACTTATGACCAGCAGTCCATATTGCTGGATTTGTACCCAATAATGAAATATTATAGCTTACATGGATTTGATCGCCTACTTTTATATCTTTAGCTAAAAAAGTAATTGAGTCTCTCGTCCAATCAAAAGCTGAATCCCAAGTTTTATTTAGGTTAACTTTTTCTACCCCATTAATAATTACAACTCTTACAAATTTAGTACCTATGCCAGCCCCTTTAACAAAACCAGAAAATGTGTAATCGGAATTTTTGGAAACTGTAAATGTTTTATAAATACCGCCCCATTGACCAGTTCGTTTTTTAACAGTTAAGCCTTTATATGTTCCGTCATTGGTCGAAGCTTCGATCCATGACCAATTACCACTAAAATCTCTAGTACCGTCTAACAAATTTAAATTCGGATAAACAGTCGTGAAGTCTTCCGTTCCGTCAGCGCTGTTAGAATAAGCTGTTGTATTTATAACTCCGTCACTTGTTGACGTACCTCCATGTTCAATAGGAAGCACACCTGAAACTCCAATATCAGTTACATCAGAAGAACCGTCAAAATCTTTCGGTGATGAAGATTGAAGATTTACCCCAAGTTTTCTAGCTGTTGCCAATTTACTTGCACTAACTGCATTGCTATTAAGTGGTAAACTGTTCGCTTGTGCTTCGGTAGCCTTTGCCATTGCATTTTTGGCTTCACTTTCAGCTTGTTTTGCTGTTTCTTGAGCAGTTGCGACATTTTGATTTGTTGTTGATAACTCTGATTGTTCTGCTTTTGTTGAAATCGATATACCTTGTTTATCAACAGTAGCTTGTAAGTTGTTCAAGTCTGTTTGATTAGCCTTTGCTGAAATGGTTGCCGAATGGTTATTAACAGTATGCTGTAAACTTTCTAAATCTGTTTGATTAGCTTTAGGAGAGTAATCTCCATTACTCATAAGAGAAATGTTACTTGTTAAAACCTTTACTGAATTTATTAGTTCAGTAACTTCCGATTCACTTGCATTGCTTGCAATTGCGTCTAATAGCGATTTTATAGTAACTAAATTTTTAGGACTAATACCAAATGCTTCTACTTCGTTTTTAAGCTCTGTCATTGCGCTTTGTAAGCTAGTCATATCAGCTAAATTTGCTTTAAGCTCAATATTGCTCTTGTTTGATTCAGTTTGAGCATGCAAATCATTCAACTCACTACGCATTACTTGTGGCATATTTTCTAATAATAATTTCGTAAAATCCTCAATATTATTATTTACTTCTTGAGCTAAATCAGAAACAGTAGAACTGTCTGATATAAATGTAAGCTTCTTACTGACAATAACTTGCTCTTTGTCTTTATTGAGAAGTATTAAGTTCGCTTCAATAACTCCTGTCGCTGTCATTTCGGTAGGAATTACCAAAATAAATTCTCCCTTAGCTAAGTCCTTAGGAGGGATCATAACAAGACCAGAATTACTACTATTAGTGTATTGATATGTAAGTTTTAATGAATGACCAGTTAAATCAACTTCAGTTCCGTTATCAACTATTTTAATTAATAACGTTCTAGCATTGACATCGCCTTGCATTGTTTGTATTGGCTGGAGAAAGTCTTTGTTGACTGTGTCCCACAAAATCGTTCTATTTCTAAAATTATCTAAACTCATTAAAAAATACCATTATTGTTAATTTCAATCAAATGTAATTAAGCCACTTTCTACTTTTATAATTTCATTGAATTAGCATAATTAGTGCCTTTTTTCAATGTTGTTTTGACGTCTTGCATACCTTTTTTTTCAACTAAGAAATACATACCATGATAACCACTAGTATAATTAGCCCTAGTACCTGCATTAACTACTATTTTATCGCCTTTTTTAACTTGTTTTAAGTTTCTTGCCAATTGACCAGTATTTTGATATCTGGCATAAGTATAGGTATGACCGTGGCTTCTGATTAGTCTAGTCCTTCGGGCTGCAGCATTTGCCTTAGCTTTAAACTCTGCTTCAAACCAATCGCCCATACGTTCCGTGACTTTCGTTTGCATTTCTTTAGCTATGCTTGATGTATTAAGTAAATTCATTGCCATGGTTGACCACCTGCACCACAAGGCAAATAAACCGTTCCAGTATAATTGTACAAATGGCTGTTTTCTGACCAGTTCGTCATATTCCAACCGTCTCGTAAAACATTTCCGACAAGTTCGACAAGTTCATCGTCAACATCTTTAACAGATAAAACAACTTGATAATAGTAACCCATGACAAAGCTCGTATTATCCATTTTAAGCACCTTTGAGTCACTAAGTGATAAATATACCGTCTTGTCTTCTATCGTGTCCTTAACGCCTAAAATAACGTCATTTAGAGGCATTGTAAGTAAATTGTTGTACCAATCTATATAAGAATCGAATTCATTCATATCCCGTTACTCACGACTCCTTCTAAAATCATCTTATTATTCTTAGGGTCTCTTTCCCATGTTGTACGCTTGAAAGTTACGCCTTTTTCGTCCAAGAAATAGTTGAAAATCAAGTCTTCCATTTCTCCGATTCCGTTAAGCTCATACCGTACATTTTTACCAAGTCCAATCATAGAAAACTCATCAAGTCTTAACTGACTAATTCTCTGTTTAACTGCTGGTAAAACGATAGGCTTTATAACATTAGCTTCTGCACCGTTCTTCTTCTTAACAGTCGTTTCTACCTGTAATGTAACTTGTGAGAATATCATTAAACACCTCCATAATACATTAACTCTTGTAAAGAATCCAAACGTTTCATTTCAGCATTTCGCCATTGTTCTGCTGGTTCATCAACAATATTAAGCCGACAATAACAAGAGATAAATTCTTTCACTAATACACTTGTTTCGTCAGCTTTAATACCATTTTTTTCTAGCAATTTAATAGCTATAGAACGGAATAGGATAAGTTTACTATCATAAGCCGTTACTAAAATCGGAATACCACAATAGACTTTAATATAATCTATCATTTACTTCCTCCATTTTATTCTTATGCTACTGTAATTACTGCACCAGCGTTATAAGTTTCAACGTGTCCGCTTGTTAGTGTTTCAACCAAAATCATGTTGCTGTTAGTTTTCCATTCAAAGGCATCAACTTTAGTAAGGTCTTGCATGTCAATGTGATATTTTTGGTCTACCAATACAGTAGGTTTGAGTGCTTTTGAACCTGTATAGACAATAATTTCATCTACTCCAACTTCAGAAGCAATTTCAGCATCATCATTTTTAATACGAACGTTAGCATTTGCAGTTGCTTGGCGTAACTCATCTAACAAGGCTCTACGGTCTTCTGCTTTAACAATCAAATAGCGACGTCCAGCAGTAGGGCGAACAAAGTCAACCGCTTCTTCAATAGCGTCAGCAAATGGAGTTTTGCCAGCTGATTTAGCTTTTGTAGTAATCTTTTTGATTTTTTTGACGTCTGCTTCTTTTTCGATTGATTTAAAACCGTTTGTTCCGTCTCCCTCAACAAGCGCAAGGTCGACAATTTTGTTAACGATAGCTTGTGTAAGTTCAGCTACAATCAAGTTGTAAAGGTCAGAATATGACATTTGAAGTCGTTTAACACGTTCGGCAAGTGATTGCAATTTATAAACCATCACAGGTTCAAGAGTGTCAATAGTGAGTGTAGCTGCCTGCTCTGTTTTTTGTTGTCCGTCTTTGTGAACTTGTGCTTCATCAGCTGAATCAAATGAGCGTGATACAAGCAAAGCGCCAACATTTGTAACACGGAAGACTTGGAATACTGGGTTAGTATTTAGCAAAGCTGTGTTGATTGACTCAACCAATTTGCGTGGAAGCTCAAAAGTTTTGTCTGTGATAGTTACACCATTTTCAGCAAGTTTTGCGTTCCAAGCGTTTTTAATTTCTGACTTTCCAGAGTTCTTTTTCAATACATCGAAAAATTCTGTTACAGCGTTTTGTGATTCAATAAAGTTTGTCATTTTAGCTTTTCCTTTTGGTTTTTCTTCCTGTGCGTTAAGTTCGTTCTCAATTTTGATAATTTCAATTGAATTTTCTGAAAGTGTTTTTTCTAATTCTTGTACTTTTGGCAAGTCTTCGATTGCGTTTTTTACTTCAAAGCCACTAATTTGAGATTTTAAAGATACGTTATTTTCTTTAAGCTCTGCCAAGCGATTTTGTTTTTCGATTAAATCAGGTTTATTCATATTTCTTTTTAATATCCTCAATTTCTTTCAAAGCGTTACGGCTTTCAATAATTTTGTTGCGTTCTTCTGTGAGTTCTTCTCCTAAGGCATTTTGAATAAATTTTGCGTTAGGGTCTGCTGGTACTGAAACAAGAGAAATCTCTTTAAACTGTGCTTTATTTACAACTAGAGCGTCATTATCATCAAAAGTATAATCTGTGATGTAATAGGCGATTGATAGTGAGTCAAAAGCTCCGTTTTCAACAGCCTTGTTAATGTTTGGTGCATTGTCGTAAAGCGTGAAGTCAGTCAGGTATTTATTAGAAGCTAAGTCATAATAAACTTTTGCGTCCCCGATGACTTCGCTAGATCCAACACCATGTTCATATAGCAATGGATATCGTTCTCTAGCAAACTCAATACAGTTAGGAGTCAAGATAATACCATTACGGTTCTCTACACCAACTTCTGACCCAATACCTTGGAACGACTTAGAACCGTCCTCGTTTTCAGTCACTTTAATTTCAGCACTATTGGTTATTAGTTTCATCTGTGCTTGTTACGTCCTTTCTACTGCCTTGTAGGTCACTTAGATTTTTAACAGCAACTGCATTAAGGTTAGTTAGGTAAATATCTCCACCCTCGATTGGTTGCTCGCCCATTTTAACAAGAAGTTGATTCTGTGTAAAAATAGGAGCGTTAATATTTTCATGATACAAGTCAATTAATTCTTTCAAAGTTGCAAACTTGAATAGCTGGTTATCTACGATTATGCGTTCATAATATAAATTATCCTTTTTTATTCGTCTGCGGCTTGTTGAAATCAGTTTATAAGTCAGTTCCTTTTCAAGTTGAATCAGTAAAGGAATGATAGTAGAGTTATAAAAATAAATTTGCTGTTCTTGCGTAGCTGTACCAAGCAAAATATTTTCATTCATAAAGTAACCTGTCAAAAGTTCCGATTTAATAAGGTCAATTTCATCTTTGTTCAAAACGGAATAATCTTTTTTAAGTTCTACAATTTCCGTCTTGTTATCAACTGGCGTCAAACCGTTGTAACTCGAACCCTCTTGCATATTCTTTATTGTTGTTAAGGCTTTTTCTCGATACTCCTGTGTATTATCAATGTCAAGAAAGGCATTAATTTTCAACAAGCCACGCAATTTACCTTGTTCCAGCTTAGTTTGAATACTAGCTAGAGCATTATCTAAAATACTTGTGTCTTCATTGATATAAAAAGGACTGATAAGCCTTACTAATTCTTCAGGTTTATATTCTTTTTTATCATTAGCAAACAGTAAGTCTAATAGATCGCCCGTTTCACTGTCAAATATAGGGTACAGGTCAACATAGCGCGTGCATAGTAACTTTTTAATTACTTTCTGCCAAAACTCCATACTATTGTGTTCGCCCTTAGGGCTCCAATTGAGGACCTCATCTAAATCAGAACCTGCCTTACTAATCAAAGTATCAGAACCAACATCAGATTTTTTATATTTTACATGATTAAATTCTACTTTTGTTATTTCATTAGCAATTTTATTGTGAATATTAGTCACAAAGGCACTTGTATATTCTACTGCTTCGTTTTGCCACGCTGTGACTCTTTGAGTATCATTGTTTAGTTTTCCACGTGAAAAAGATACCACTTTTCCGAATAAGTTCAATTTTTCCCCTTTCTACCATAAACTTACGCCTTTCCCTCGTTTATACTCGCCTGTTTTCTTGTTATGGCAAGACTTACAAAGGAGTTGTAGGTTATCAGGGTTCAGCGCTATTTTCCAATCATCAAGATTTTCCCAAGTTAGTTCTATAATATGGTCTACTTCGTATTTTTTAGCACCGAATGCGCCACATCTTACGCAAGTCATTTTGTCACGTTGTCTTACATAATCACGGACTGCCAACCATTCTTTTTTATTATACCAACCACTTTCTCGAACTGTGTCAACGTTATACTTCATCTGACACCGCCATTTCTAATGCCATTGTCAAAGCCACAGTAGGGTCAATTTTATCTTTTTCAAGTTTTTTGGTATACATATAGTCCCCACTTTGTCCGATTTTAACAGCAGTATTATTTAAAGCCCACTGCATGACTTTTTGATTATGGATAAGTTTATTTTCTACTAACTTAGATTTTAATAGCTTAATATAGTCGTTCATTGAGAAACCTTGTCGAATTGCTCTTTGGTTGTCTCCGTCTTTGTCAAAGAAATAACGCTCAATCAGCCCTTTTAAAATTTCATAGCGAGCTGGGTCATAACCGATTTTTCTAAGTCTGCACCCTGTCTTACTTCTAAAGTCGTTGATATACGGTATTAAGTCATTTACATTGATATATTCCGTATCAAGTAATATTAGTTCGCCTCTGTCAACAAATTCAGTCCATAGTTCTTGCTGTTCTGTGTCTAGTTGCTCATATTGCGAACGTACAGAGAAAGTAAGTGTATGACTGTAAGTTTTACCCTCTAACTCACAAACGAACGATACAGCGGTTAAATCGCCAATTAAGGATAAGTCAATTCCGACATAAGTTCTATTTTTATTAAATACAGATAAGTTAAATTCTGTTAGTTTAGTATCCTGCGGAGTGAAGTAGTAAGCTGTATCCTGCATAGGCAATCCCATGTTAAACGCTAAGAACTTATTCTGTAACGCTGGATCTCCTTGCGCAAGTTCGTACTCTTCAATAACTCCTGACCACTTAGGAACATGACCGATAAGCGGTAATGCCATAGTCCAATTCTTTTTATCTTTAACCTGCTCATGATTTTCTAGCATGTAAAGCAAGCCGAACGACCTATCATTGTAAAATTCTTCTTCTGATTTGAAGCGTTCAACAAGTTTATCATATAATCCGTCTCGTTTAAGTCCGCCAGAAGTGATGTAAATACTTTGCCAGTTATCTTGCTTTTGTCGTGACCCTTTATTGACTGATTCTGTTATATCTTCGCCATAGGTATGGACTTCATCAAATATATTGAGTGAACTGTTACCACCTTGCGCTCTTAAAGTATCGTTTGTTTGCTTTTTGAAAGTGGTTTTAAAAGAAGTAAACTCTAGCCCTTGTTTCGTACTCTTGAAAATCTTGTTTTCATTGTATACTCTTAAAGTATCGCTGGCTTCCGTTTGATTCCGAACTTGGTCAAATACGTGTCTAGCCTGTGTATTATCATATGCAATAACTAAGCTCTCTCCGCCATATTGTCCGCCTAAAATCATCCAGTTAAGCACTCTTGTAGCCATTAAACTTGACTTACCTGATCCACGACCTAAATTAAGAAAAATCTCATTGACTAAATTGACTTGAATGCCTTTTTCATCTACCATATCATAACCAAGCATTAACTCGTACCACCAGCGCTGCGTTGGAAGTAGCTCAATCTTCATCAGGTTACCAGTAGTTAAATAAAAGTTGTCTTCTATCCACTCAATAGCTTGTGTAACACGGTCATAGCGATAAATATACTTATTATGAATACGTATTTGCTTCTGAATAGTCTTACGAATGTATTTGTTAATAATAATGCCATTTTCTTTGTTGTATTCCAACATTTTATTCAAATAATACATTCATTACCTTTCTATTCGTTTTCAGATATTCTTTTTAAAGACATGTTATAATATTCTTCGTTTAATTCAAAGCCAATAAAATTTCGTTCAGTATTTAAGCATGCAATGGCTGTTGTACCTGAACCCATGCAATTATCCAATACCGTATCGCCTTTATTTGTATAAGTCCTAATTAGGTATTCAAATAAGGGAACCGGTTTTTGGGTTGGGTGCACTACATTTCTTGTATCTGCATTGTTAAAAAGTTTCACCGCCTTTGGGTATCTCCAACCATTGTCTTTGCTGTGACTGTACGAAGTTATTTCAGAACCATGTAATTCACTATATCTATTTTTTTGATTTATTTTTTTTCTTTTATCTTTCACGCCCACCCACTCCATTTGTGGGATGTAAGTTGGTTGCTTCTTATAAAAAACACATACGTCCTCAAAATTTTTCAACGGTTGTTTTTTAGCTAACATAAAATTGCTAGACTTGTTTTTTTCATATACCCAATTGTACCTATACATATTTATGTTACTCATAATCAAAGCGCTTGTGAACGGCTGACTAGCTGTCAAAACTATCGCTCCATTGTCTTTGATTACTCGCTCATATTGTTCCCATAATGGTTTGAAAGGAATGATTGTATCCCACTTACACGCTGTTGTTCCGTATGGCAAATCACACAAAATCATATCAATACTACCGTCAGGAATTTTTTTCATTCCTTCTAAACATTCTTCGTTGTAAATTTTATTTAATTCAATCATTCAAACCCCTCTGGAACTTCAATTTCTGGCGTTTTATACTTACTTAGTTTATAGTCGTCAAGTTCTTCGATTTTAGCTTTAAGGTCATTAGAGCTTGCTTCTTCCTGTTGTAATCTCCGCCATTCAGTAGGGTTATAAAGTTCAGGATTTCCAGCCTTAGCAACCATCATTGCTACTAAGCTATCTTTATCCAGTTCTTTTTCTTTAACCTTTACTTTTTCAACGTTTCCGTCAGCGTCATATATTGTTTCTGTTTCTTTTAACGTTCTGACTGTCAGTTTGCTCGCTAAGGCACTTTCAGCTAGTTCTAATAGATTTCCCCTAGCGATACCTTTAGCTTCGTCATACGCCTTTATATTGTCATCTCGCCACTTCCTAAAAGTTTTAGCAGAACAATGCAAACTGGTGTAGATTTCTCTGTCATTGCAGCCTGATTCAATTTTATCAATGATTTGACTAAAAAGCGGTTCTTCGTACATCTTAGGTAAAATTGTGGGCCTGCCACCGTTTTGTTTTTGCATATTGTCCTTTCTTTTAATGTGCTTATATCGTTTAAAGCCTATATTTTCGTTTCTAAGAGCAGCAATAACTTTTGCTTATAAGTTTACCCGCTTGAGTAACTCTGCTCTCACAAGCCAAAATATGAGCATATAGCCCTATAATTAAGATTTAGCTAGATTTAGCAAGATTTAGCAAGATTTAGCAAGATTTAGCAAGATTTAGCCAGCTAAAACTTTTTTTTTTGATTTTTTGGGGGATTCGCAGCTTTCTCCGTTATCATCAGCACA